TTCTAAACACGAGTACCCTGCTCGTCTCATCCGTAATCTTAAAGATGAGATCATTGATCGTGCAGAACATATGCTTGCGGCAAATGCTGCTAAAGCAGTTTTATCCATGACTGGCGTATTGGACGATCCCAGTGCTCTAGGTACACGGGAAAAACTAGCAGCATCAAAAGAAATCTTGGATCGTGTTGGTCTAGTTAAAACTGAGAAGGTTGAAGTAAAAGCGGACAAGTCTGCTGTACTTATTCTTCCTCCGTTAAAGTACGATACCGAGGATGATGATGCGGACGAAACGTAATTTTAAAAAAGAATATGTTCGGCGGGTTAATGGAGATCCTGTTTATAAGAAAAAGCAAGCATCTCGTAACGCCGCGAGACGATCAATAAATCCTCCTAAAGGTTATCAGGTAGACCATATTAATAATAACCCGTTAGATAATCGAAGTCGTAATTTAAAGGTTGTTACAAAACAACAAAATTTACGCAAACCAAAAAAGTAAACATGCCTCAGACTAAGGCTAAACATTTAGACAGAAAACCAATCCCGGCAAGAGGTAGATTACCTTATGGCTATGACATCGTGGGAAAAGAGTATATTCCGCATCTCCCTACTATTGATAAGTTGGAGATTGCGATTGAGCAAATTAGGGACGGCAAACAACCTATTCGAAAAGTTGCTGCATGGCTTGAAAATGAAACAGGTAGAAAGCTATCCTCCCCTAGACTTCATAAACTTGCGTGGTCATCCGAAGAACTTGAGGAACGTAGAAAAAAGCGGCGGCGTAAATTCACACCTGAACAAAGGAGGCTACAAGACCTTAAAGACCAAGAAAGGCAAAGCCGGATTAAACACGGAATTGCTGAACGAAAGTTACAACGCGCAGTCAAAAAGACTCGGCCAGATAGTGTCAATCCTAGTTTAAATTTTTCAGACGTATCAGGAGAAAGTCGTGAAGTTGCTTTTCGTGCAAATCCCGGACCTCAAACTGAGTTTTTATCTTCTACCGAGCGAGAAGTATTTTATGGGGGTGCAAGAGGTGGGGGTAAAACTTATTCTCTTTTGGTAGCGCCTTTAAGATTTATTGATAATCCTGTACATCGAGCATTACTTATTCGTAGATCAATGCCTGAATTGCGCGATGTTATATTTCAAACGCAACAAATTTATAAAAAAATATCTCCTAAAGCAAAATGGAGAAGTCAAGAAAATACATGGTATTTCCCAAGTGGAGCAAGAATTGAATTTGGATATTGTGAAAACCTGCAAGACGTTTTACGTTACCAAGGTCAGTCCTATTCCTGGATTGGTGTGGATGAATTGCCTCAGTATTCTAACCCGGATATATGGCATTTTCTTCGCTCGTCCTTACGAACGACTGACCCGAATCTTCCTTTGCACATGCGCGCGACTGGTAACCCAGGAAATATTGGTTCTGCATGGGTTAAAAAGATGTTCATCGATCCGGCTAAACCGGGCACAAAAATTACAGAAAAAGTTGAATATGAGGTTGAAGGTAGGACATTAGTATCCGAAATCACTCGTAAGTTTATTGCAGCTTCTGTTTGGGATAATCCGTACTTAACACAAGACTCTAGTTATATTTCTATGCTGGCTTCGTTGCCAGAGATAAAAAGAAAACAGTTTTTATACGGCGACTGGGATGCAGTTGACGACGGAGCATTCCCTGATTTTGATAAGGAGACGCATGTAGTTCCTTCTTTTGAGATTCCTCACGGGTGGACGAAAATCAGATCAGCGGACTTCGGTTATGCGGCACATTCAGGTGTCCTTTGGGGCGCAGTAGATTTTGATGGTTGTCTATGGATTTATAGAGAGTTATACGTTAACCGTTTAACCGCTGACAAACTGGGAGAACTTATCCGAGAAACAGAAGCAAGTGACGGTAGAATTCAAGATGCGTTATTGGATAGCTCGTGTTGGGCTAAACGCGGTGATACAGGACCGTCAATTGCTGAAGCGTTAAACGCAGCCGGGTGTAGATTTAGACCCTCTGATAGATCTCCCGGCTCTCGTGTTGCGGGAAAGATTGAGCTACATAAGAGATTATCTCTCGACGAAGAAACGGGAGAACCTGGAATTAGAATACTTGATAATTGTAGAAACTTGATAAGTCAATTAGCAGCTATTCCGGTAGATCCGCGTAACCCAGAAGATGTAGATACTAAATCTGAAGATCACTTATACGATGCTCTACGATACATGATACAATCAAGACCTTCAAATAGGAGAGTGGCATACGAAAATATGCCAAAGAAACGCTGGAAACCCAGTGATAACGTATTTGGATATTAAAAAACATGGCTGATAAAACAGATATTGTTGTACTTGACGACACCGCTAGTATTGATGATCCTTCATATTATAACCTAGTAAGTTATATTGAATCTCGATATAGCCGTGCACAAGATCGTCGCTATAATGATGAGAATCGATGGTTAAAAGCTTATCGTAATTATAGAGGTTTATACGGTCCAGACGTTCAATTTACTGAAGCAGAAAAGTCACGGGTTTTTATTAAGGTTACTAAAACTAAAGTTTTAGCTTCTTACGGGCAGCTTATTGAAGTTCTTCTCAGTCAGAATCGATTTCCTCTTAGCGTTGAACCAACAACTCTTCCAGAAGGTGTTGTTGAAAGTGTTCATGTTGATCCAAAGCAAGCAGAAGCAGAAAGTTTAGTTGAGAAACAAATTCAAAGTCTGTATGGTTTTCCAGGAGACGGTCGAGATTTAAAACCCGGTGCCACTGCTGCATCTCTTCTTGATATGCTAGGTCCATTAAAAGATGACCTGAAAGATCTAGAAGATCTAAAAGAAGGGCCGGGTATCACTCCATCTGCTGTAACTTTTCATCCTGCTCAAGAAGCAGCTAAAAAAATGGAAAAGAAAATCAAAGATCAACTAGAAGAATCATCTGCAACTAAACACTTGCGCCATACTTGTTTTGAGGCGGTGTTATTTGGAACCGGAATTATGAAGGGTCCATTTGCGTATGATAAAGAATATGCAAACTGGACAGATACTGGAGAATATGATCCAGTAATTAAAACCGTTCCTCGTGTTGAGCATGTTTCTGTTTGGGATTTTTATCCAGATCCCGACGCCTATAATATGGAAGACTGTAACTATGTTATTGAGCGCCATCGTTATACTCGATCTCAATTACGAGATCTAAAGAAACGTCCGTATTTCCGTTCATCTGTTATTGAAGAAGCTATTAAAGAAGGTGAAAATTATACTCGGGAATGGTGGGAAGATGATCTAAATGATAATTTAATTAGTTCAGAGTTTGGTTCCCAAAATTCAGTAAACGGAAGCGGTGGTGTAGATAGGTTTGAAATTTTAGAATTTTGGGGCAACATTGATAAAAAAACGGCTGAGTCTCAAGATATCGAAATTCCAAAACAATATGAGGATGCAGATGAATTACAGATTAATTGCTGGATTTGTAATGGAAAAGTTTTACGGTTTGTTATCAATCCATTTACTCCTGCTCGTATTCCTTACGTCGCTTCACCTTATGAATTAAACCCTTATAGTTTCTTTGGTATCGGCCTTGCAGAAAATATGGATGATACTCAAACTCTTATGAATGGTTTTATGCGTATGGCCGTAGATAACGCTGTCTTATCTGGTAATCTTCTTATCGAAGTGGATGAGACTAACCTAGCGCCGGGGCAAGATCTTAGTGTCTATCCAGGTAAAGTTTTCCGGCGTCAGGGAGGTGCTCCTGGACAGGCTATCTTTGGTACAAAATTTCCAAATGTGTCTTCGGAAAATATGCTTCTGTTTGACAAGGCTCGCGTATTAGCAGATGAATCTTCGGGCTTACCATCGTTTTCTTACGGACAAACAGGTATTTCAGGAACAGGACGAACCGCATCTGGTATTTCTATGCTTATGGGTGCAGCCAGTAATTCTATTCGTACTGTAATTAAAAATATCGATGATTATCTTTTACGCCCTTTAGGAGAAGCTCTCTTTGCATGGAATATGCAATTTGATTT